AACAGATACAAACTTATCTGTTTGGACATCACAAGTTGCAACTATTGTTGGTACAACAGCAGGTGGTGCAGGGACAGCCGGTATACAAGTACCAGTTGAAGCTATCCCATCTTTTGGTGCTGATGATGCTGTTGCCGCTTACTCTGTTGCAGGTCAAAGAACAGGCGCAAAGGTAACAACCCAAAATCAAGTAACTTCTTTAAATATTACTTGTCCTTGGAATCCTGCCGATACTGCTCAATTGTTAATTCGTGATGATGGTTATAACGGCACAATCGTTAGAACTTATGTTATCGCTGTTTATGATGGAGAAGATACTGTTGCATATGCATTTAATGCGATGGTTGGCGGTATGCAATGGGATATGAGTCCTAGTGCAGAGGGTAAATTTATTTTCACCATACATCCAATTGGTGGAAGTTCTTATGGATGGTCAACTAACCCTTAAATAAAATATGACAATACAAATAGAAGATAATAATGATTTACTAAGTTATATAATTCAACAATCGGCTGTTGGTGGAAAGAATTGGTTTGGCTTTCCCCAACAGAAGATTATAGGAATTCACTTGGCATATGAGATTGCAAAGCTTCATGCTGACAAAATGAGTTCTGATGATATAGTTAACTTTGTAATCAATTTAAACAACAAAATATATACTAAGATAATAAAAGGTGAATAACCATGACAAAACTTTCATTGGCTTTAAATGTTAATGATTCAATTCGTATTAAAGAATTTGAAATAGCAAATCAGAAGTTTAAAGTAAAAGTACCATTGAGCCATGAACTCGATGAGATGATGAAAAAGATTGCAGATGCACCTCCGGCGGTAGTAAAGGAAAGATTAAAGAAGATGACTGCGGCTTTGACAACCGAAAAGATTGAGGGTGTCGAAGTAGTCGAAGATGATGTTGTAGTCGATGGCAAATCTACTAAAGACACAATTGTTTCCATTGTGCAAATGGAAAACAAAATTACCGAATATATTAAATTGCTTGTTCCCAAAGAGGGCAGTTTAGAAAACCTGACATATCAAGAAATCGATGAAGAATTTACTTTGCAAACTCAGTTAGAGATTGTAGAAAAGATTACTGAAGTAATACAGCCGGGATACAAGGAAACTAGAAAAAACTAGTTAGGGACATTCGCCAACAGGTAAGAGCCTATATATGGGCGCATGGCGGTTGTCCCGATAATATTCCTGCTGATGACATGAGGAGCATTGAGATTATGTTTAGCGATGGAATGATAGGACAAAAATCAGTCTTACTTGCTCTGAGTGCTTTGACTACTGGCAATCTCAATTCCAAGCTAGGCACAAATGCCAAGGCATATAAAATGCATGACATTTTGCCAATGGCGCATGAGTATATTATTCCTCCATTAAGCGATGAACAAAAAGAAGATCAGACTCAAAAGGCTTTGTTGGCTTTTGTTAAGTCTGCGCCTAATGCGCCAAAGAAACTGTTAAATGGATAAGGTTACTTTTAAGCTAGAGGGGTTTGCTGAATTTGAACAGCAAATAATAGCTTTAGGAAAAGGTTATCGAGATGATCTTGTTGCTAGACAAACTCTTGTAAAAGCCGCTAAAAAAGCTATGGAAGTTGTTTTACTTGAAGCTACTGCTCGTGCGCCCTATGATTCTGATAGACCGGCTACAGATGCAGGAAAACCTCATTTAAAAATGACAACAAGATTAGATGCTCGTATTCCATCTGCCAAAGATCGAATGTCTAGTTTTGTTAGTGATACAGATGCCGCCATTGCTGTTGTCTCTGTAAAAAAATCTGCTGTTTCACTTTCTCAAGAGTTTGGTAATGTTCGAACTCAAGCACAACCTTTTTTAAGAATAGCCTTAGAAAAAAATACTCAAAAAGTCTTAGATGAATTAAAATCAGAGTTGTCAACAATTATTCCTGAGTATGCTAAAAAGCTTTCAAGGATGAGAAAGAAATAAATGGCTAGTCAAAATATTGCTCGATTAGGTGTTGTTTTAGGATTAGACTCTGCCGAATTCCAAGCAGGGATAGATAAAGCTGTTGCCGCCAATAAAAAAATGGGTCAGCTTATTAAAGCTGATTCTAATGCCGCCGCTAGAGAAATATTATCTTTAAAATATGCCACAGATAATTACAACAAATCATTAACAAAAACAGAAGAAATTCAATATGCAATAACACAAGGTAAATTTGTTGGAGCAACAAAAGAAGCAAAAGATAGACTTTTAGAACAAGCTAAAGCTTATGATGCTGTAGCCGCATCTGCAACAAAAGCCAATCTTGCTCAGATGGGTGGCGCAGGTGGAAAATTACCGCCTCATTTACAAGCCGCACTTGGCTATCAAACAACCGACATTGTAACTAGCTTACTTGGTGGTCAAAATCCTATGATGGTTTTGATACAACAGGGCGGTCAGTTGCGAGATCAGTTTGGTGGATTTGTTCCATTATTTAAAGCAATTACAAGTGTATTAACCCCAATGAAAATTGCTATTGGGGGGACAACAGTAGCTATTGCGGCATTAGCTTTTGCCGCATATAAAGGAGCAGAAGAATCATCCAAGTTTAGAGATAGCTTAATTCTTACTAACAATATTGCAGGAATAACAGCAAGTCAATTCCAAATGATGTCTGCCGCATTGTCGGACAAACTAAATGTATCTATTGGTAAAACAAATGATGTATTTATGGAACTTGTTGCATCCGGGAAGTTTACTTCAACTAGTTTAAGTTCTGTTGCTAATGCTATTGCTCTTATTGCAAAACTGTCAGGTGAAACAGCTTCAACAGTAGCTAAAGATTTAATTGGCTCTTTAGATGGCTCTGCTAGTTCAGCCGCTAAATTAAATGAAAAATATAACTTTTTAAATCTTGCTCAATATAAACAAATTGAATTATTAGCACAGCAAAACAAAAGACAAGAGGCTGTTAAATTAACCGCTGATCTACTTACTAATTCATTAGAAAAACAAGAAAGGAATGTTGGCACTTTAGAAAAAGCTTGGGAGGGATTAGGTAAAGTTTTTGGTGGATTTTGGGATGCATTAAAAGGACTTGGCAGAGATGATACTCCTTTAGATGCCATCAATAAAATAAAGAAAGAAATAGAATCATTAGAAAAAACTTTAGGTGCAACTACTGGTCCGGCAAAAGAAAAAGCATACAAAGCAGAAATACAAAAGCAATTAGAAGAAAAAAGGCAGATGCTCCAAGAAATGGAGAAAAAGTTTGCTGAAGATGCGGCAAAAGTAAAAAAAGAAGCTGATGCACAAGCAAGAGAAAATGCAAAAATAAATGCTTATCAAGAAGCCGGTGGATTACAAAAAGCTGAAGATTTAAAATCTGAATATGCTAAATTAAAAGCTGATGAAGCATTTCAAAGAAATGTATTTGCAGTTAATGAAGTTACTCGGATTGAAATGGAATCCGAAAAGAAAAAAGCAGATTTTGCTGTAGATCAACAAAGAAAATCAGAACAAGAAAAAGGTGTATTTGCAAAAGATAGAGCAAAGCTTGTTACTCAATTTAATATTAATGAGGATTTAAGAGCCGCTCAAACTAAAGAAGAAATATTTAGAAAAGAACAATTAAACATTTCTGAAAGACAACAATCAGATTTAGATAGCCTTGCTAGAGAAAGAGAAAAATTACAAGTTTATCGAGAAAATATTCTTTTATCTGACAATGATAAACAAATAGCTTTAGATCGATTAAGAACAGAACAAAAAATTGCAGAAATTATGCGAAATCAAAAGTTAAAGCCTGAAGATAGAATTTTAGATTCAGAAAAAGAAAGAACTATACAAATGCAAAGAGAGGGTGTAATTCGCCTTGGCGAACAATTACTTCTTGTTCAAAGCATTCATAATGCTGTATTTAATAATATGACTTCGGCTATAGAGGGCTTTGTACGAACAGGAAAGTTTGCATTTAAAGATTTTACTCGATCTGTTATACAAGACATTATTGCTATTCAATTAAAAGCACAAGCAACTAAATTGTTGGGAATGGCAGGAGCATCTTTAGGTGGATTTTTTGGATCACAAAGTCCTTTTGCGCCAAACCCATCAGGTGGTCCATTGCCAATAGGTGATGTTTCTATATATGGAAATGGTGGAGAACCTCCAGTTGGAGTTCCTGCTATTGTTGGAGATAGAGGTCCTGAATTATTTATACCTAGGACAGCAGGAACAATTATTCCTAATCATGCTTTAGGTGCAATGGGCGGTACAACTATTAATTACAATGGTACTTATGTAGCGAGTATGTCTGCCATTGATACTCAATCTGCAACACAATTCTTAGTTCAAAATAAACAAACTATTTGGGCGGCTAATCAGTCAGCATCGAGGTCGATGCCAACATCGAGATAATTATGAGTCTAAATCAAATCCTCGCAATTAGCGAATCAGTACAAGTTAATGATCATCGATTTGTTGGTCAAATGTTAAGTCGCAATCAAAGAATATCTACTAGTGAAGTTATTACTGTTGTGCCATTTTCATTTGATTTAAAGCCGATGAACTATCTTTTATATAGCCAAAACAGGGCTTTGCTTAATAGTCTTCGAATTCCTGATATGGCTTTAGAGCAATATTTAAACTTTGGTACAACTGGATGGACTAACTATATTACTTATCAAGGTGATATGAATCAAGGCGAAATAGTTGGATGCCAATGGCAAACTAGTTCTGCTAATAAAAATTTAGTGTTGGGAAGTCTTCCTGCTATCGATCCCGGTGCTTATATAGTTAAGGCAGGTGATTTCTGTCAGGTTGGTTTATATCCTTATATTGCTACAGCAGATGTTTATAGAGGAGAGGGTTCAACTGTTAACATACCTGTGCATCGGAATTTAATAACAACTCTTACAAGTCCATTAAATGCTGTTATTGGTGAGTATGGCACAACTGTTAGCATGGGCGGTAGCACATATACAGGCACAACCTTTCAAGTTATTTTAAGAGCATATCCTACTTATACTTTAATGCCAATGCAAAATGATTCTTTTATTAGTTGGTCAGGATCATTTACAGCATTTGAGGCTGTACTATGAATATCATAACTCCAGTTGACGATACAAACAATATTCGAATTGCTGATTTTGTTCGCATAGTATCAGGTGGAACTACTTATCGATTTGCTACAACAGCATCAGCACTTACTATTCCTGCGGTAGATGCATTACCATTTACAGCCCTTGGTGGTTTAATTAAAATTGGCGATGCAGTTCGAGATATTAAATCTACTGCTAATGAAACTACACTTACTTTTGTAGGATTAGATACTGCTTATCTTGGTTGGGTATTGGGTCAAGATATTAAAGGGTCGCAAGTGCAAATGTGGCATGGGTTCTTTAACACTAATGGCGCATTAATTACTACTGGCGGTTCAGGTGGTTTATATCAATTTTTTAATGGATATATAAATAGCTTTGCAATTTCTGAACAATGGATGGAAGAAGCTAGGGCTTATGTTGGTACTATAAGTTTATCGGCATCTTCTATTCAACTTGTATTGCAAAACAGAGTTGGAGGCAGATTTACTAATAATAATTCTTGGCAATTCTTTAGTCCCAATGATACCAGTATGAATAGAGTATCTTTTATAACTAACATCAATTATGCTTTTGGAAAGACTGCATGATAAGACAAGCAACAAAACATGACAAAAAACAAATAATAGATTTAATAAGATTAATAAGAGATGAGAGCGAAATAGAAGAATTACAGTTTGAGAATGAAGAACAATGGAATCGATTGCTAGATACCATGTTAGCCGGTGCAGGGATTATTTATATAGAAGATGGTAAAGGTTTGATTATGGGGTTAATCACTCCTAGTGTATGGTGTGACAAAAGTTTAATTTTGCATGAGGTAATGTGGTTTGTAAAAAAGGAATATCGAAAATCAACAATAGGGTATAGATTATTTGATGCTTATGTTAAGTATGGTAAAAAGCTAAAAGATGAAAAAAGGATTAAATATTTTGTCATGGGTAAATTGCCAACAAGTCCAAATATTAAATATGAAAAATATGGCTTTAAGAAAACAGATGAAAGTTGGATTCAGTAATGCATAAAATTTTTGCATCTTTGTTAATTGCTTTACTGTTATTGCCAAGTTCTGCATTTGCATTTGGGACAATGATTGCTGTATATGCAATAGGTATGACGGCAGGAAGTATTGCCGCTATAGCTACAGCTTTTGCAATTAATATGGTTGTATCTGCTGTTATTAGTAAAGTTTTATATAATGCTCCACAACCGGCAAATGATTTATCAGGAACAAGCCCAAACCCCGGCAACAATCAGCAAGTCCCACCTGCAACAGATAATAAATTGCCTGTAGTTTATGGATCAGCTTATGTTGGTGGAACAACTGTTGATTTAAGCATTAGTGAAAACAATCAAGAATTATATTATGTACTAGCTTTGTCAGAAGTTACTGGAACAGAAACAGGACAAACTCCATGCACATTTACTTTTGGAGATATTTATTATGGCGGTAAATTAGTAACTTTCCAAGGCGATGGATATACAGTTGCTTCTTTGTTAGATGAATCTACTGGTGTTTCAGATACTGCTGTAAGTGGTTTAATACAAATTTACTTGTATAGAAATGGTTCTAACACTCCTACTAACTCAGGATTAACTGCTATACAAGTAATGCAAACAGCCGGTCTTGTATATACTTGGGATGCTAATAAGTTAATGACAAATTGTGCATTTGCAATTATTCATTTATCTTACAATCAACCGGCAGGTATAACAGGTCTTCAACAGACTAAGTTTCAGATAACAAGTAATGTTTCTGCTCCTGGTGATGTTATTTATGACTACCTTTTAAATACTAGATATGGCGGTGCAATACCATCTGCTCAAATAGATACAACTTCTTTAACTGCGCTTAATACTTATTCAAATCAGAACTTTACTTATATACCTTATGATGGTGGTTCGGCTACACAAAAAAGATTTGAGTTTAATGGTGTAGTGCAAACAACTCGAAGCATTATGCAAAATTTGCAAGACATGGCTTCTTGTTGTGATTGTTTAATTAAGTATGCTGAAATGTTTGGAACTTGGGGAGTTATTGTACAAACCCCTGATTATGTAGTTTCTATGGCATTAGATGATTCTAATATTATTTCAGGCATAACTGTATCGCCAACTGATATAGCAAATTCATTTAATGTTGCTGAAGTTAAATTTATAGACAATGATGCTCAAGATGCTTTTGCTAGTTCAATATTTGATCTTGCTGAAATTGCTCCTGAACTTCTATATCCTAATGAGCCGGTTAATAAACAATCAATTTCTTTACCATTAGTTAACAATTCTGTAACTGCTCAATATTTGGCTAATCGATTCTTAGAATCTGTTAGAGAAGATTTGCAAGTGTCTTTTACAATTAACTATATTGGCTTACAGCTAGATGCCGGAGATATAGTTACTGTTACCAATGTTAATTATGGGTGGACTAATAAACTATTTAGATGCCAAAAAGTTACACAAACTTTTGCAGATAGCGGACAGATAGCTACTAATTTATTATTAAGTGAGTTTAATCCTCAAGTTTATGATGATAGAAATATAACTCAATTTACTCCTGCTGATAATTCGGGAATAGGTAATCCTACTTTCTTTGGAATACCACCTAGACCAACAATATCAGGTCAACAACCAACAGCAACTAACCCATCATTTCAAGTTAATGTTTCTACAAGTCCATCAGGCATAGTTCAGTATGGCGAGATATGGTATTCGGCTTTTGAATTTCCAACAACAGACCAAAGAATTTTTGCCGGAACAACCGCAATACAAAGTAATGGCAATCCTTATTCAATTAATACTGCAATGCCACCAGTTACTGTGTCGGACATTCCATCGGGTAATTGGTATTTCTTCAGTCGTATGGTTAATAGTTTGGCATCTTCTGTATTTAGTCCTGCATCTGATTTACTACAATGGAGACCAAGCACTTTCCAATATGTAAATAAATATATTGCAGTAGCATATGGAACATCAATTGTAGGTGCAGGTTTTAGTCTTACTCCCACAAATAAAACTTATTATGGTTTAGCAAATGTATCATCAACTGCTGTGCCAACTTTAGCATCTGATTACACTTGGTATCAAGCTATTCCTAATTTTGGAACTATTGTTTTTTTACTTTACTCAAATAGAACAGGTAGAAAGTTTAGTTTTGCTACCGGTACAGCAGGACAAGCGGCAGGATCGGCATCTTTTGTGCCAACCGATATAGCAACTTTTGATCCATCTTCATGGCTTGGATTGCCTAATGGGAAAAATATTATTGATTTAGATGTTCGAACAGGGCAGGTTATTCAAACAGGAACAACCACAGTAGGCACAGGACAGATTGGTATTACTAATAATCCCGATGGAACTATTGTTGCAGGACTGCAAGAGTATTTAGATTTTGGCGGTGATTATACTAAAACAGTTAATTTGGCTAATATCACTATAGATATTTATGGTCGAGTAGTAGGTTTTGAGCCTCCTGATAGTTTTTATTACACAAGAGAATCTTTTACTGCAACTTCAGGACAGACAGTATTTAATGTTACTAGAAGTAGCGGATATATATCAGGACAATGTTTAGTATTTAGCAATGGTCTTATTTACAATACAACTCAATATACTGATACAGGCGGTACTACAGGCACAGTTACTTTAAGTGTTGGAGCAGTTGCCGGAGATGTTATTACAATTATTTCTGTTAAGTCTGTTTCAGCAACTTCTATATTAACTACTGCCGCATCAGGCGATGGCACTACTGCAACTTTAACATTTACACCAAAAACATTTGCGCCATTTGCAGTTGGTCAAAGTATTACTATTACAGATTTAAATCCTGCCGGATATAACGGCACATATACTGTAGTAACTTGTACAACTTCACAGGTTACTTATTTAAATGCTACAACTGGAAGTCAAATATCGGGTGGAACTATAACTTTTACAGACCCTGTATATACTTCCTTTACTAGAAATACTGTTACATTAACAGATCAATCCACTTATACTGCTTCAGGCTTTACCATTAATGATGGACATGAGTTACTATTTTTAAATGGTACTGTAGTTAATGCACAAGATTACACTCTAAATGGACAAGAAATTGTATTTATTGCCGCAACAACTGGCGATTTAGAAGTTGTGCAATGGGCTAGTTCTAATTTAGGTCTACCAGTAGGATTGCCTGTTAATGTGGATATTTATACCAATGTTGGACAAATAACATACCCATTCCAATTTAACCCAAATGCATTTAATATATACAAAAATGGTGTAATGTTATTACAAGGAACAGACTTTACAACAGGCACAGGTACTTATACACTAGCAAATTCACCAACAACTAATTTAAATATTTTAGTACAGCAAACCTTTACAAGAACAGGACCGGTATGACACAAGCATTTAATCTTAGCCAATTTGCTAATACTGTAAATTCTTCAGGACAAGCAAGTAATAATGGATTGCAAAATTCTTCTTTAACTGTAACAGCAGGAACAGGAATGTCGGGAGGTGGTTCTGTTGCCCTAGGTAGTTCTGTTACATTAACTAATGCAGGAGTAACTTCATTAACGGCAGGTACTGGTATATCTGTATCCGCTTCTACTGGCTCTGTAACTATCTCAAACACTTTATCAAGTGGAGTAACTTCTGTATCAGGAGGCAATGGTATTTCTACTTCAGGCTCTACTTCTGTAAGTGTTGCATTAGGTGTACCAAGTGGTAGTTCAGTAGGAACATATACAGCAGGAATGATTAATAGTAACAATACACTTTATGCTATTGGTAGTACTGTAGCAGGTTCTTCTCTTAATTATGCGGCAGGAAATCTTGGTGGTGGTAGTTGGTATAATGCATTTGTTTCATATGCACCAAATGTTGGGGGTTTAGTTGGTTTAGGATTATCAGGCACATGGAGGGCTTGTACAATTTCTCTAAGTACCTCAGGAGATGATGGCACAATAAATTCAGGTAATCTATGGCTTCGAATTGCTTAAAGGAAAATTATGCTTACTTTAGAATCAGCAACAAACCCAGTCTATGCAAATGCAGAAATGACTGCAATTAATTTAGAAGTTAAATTTGTAGAAATGCAAGAAGTTTTACCATTTACTGCAACATCTTATGATGAGATGGATTATGGTCGGGATATATATAATCGGGCTAAAAAGGGAGAATTTGGAACAGTAGCTTCTTATGAAATAGCATAATGGAATATCGCATATATCCTAATTCGACTCCTGAGTTTAAGATGGTTCAAAAACCTGATGGGACTATGGAAATGATGGTTCGATATATTAATTCTATGCAAGGTTATATAGGCAAATGGATGCCTGTAAAAACTGAACAAATGGAAACAAATTAAGTTACAATAAGAAAACAAAACAATACATGATTCGTGGCTCTGTAAGGGTATAGGGCTATTAACTAAGCGAAAGAGTAATCATGGCGATTTTTAACAAAAACTCACTTTCTCAGGTGAGCGGATTTGACAATCCTATCATTGCAGGGGAACTGGTATGGGAGCAAAGCACCTACTGGAATCTAGCATTAACTGCCAATGACAATGTAACTCCTATTGATTTAACTGGTGCGACTATTGATGCTTCTATTATTCGCAGAGCCATGTCAAACATTACAGATACTCGCAATGGGCTTACTTTTGACATAGCAAACTATGATCCACCACCAAGTCCAGTTGCACTTTCTATTACAAACAGAAATGATGCTACAGGCTTTTTTACTTTAGTTATAGATGATTCAGCATGGAGTCTAATTGATACAGACCCTGAATTAGATATTAATGCACAAGATTGTGTAGGATTTTCCGGAAGAATAAAAATTAGTTTTCCATCTGTAGGAACTACTCCACAAAATGATTATATTATTTTTCTTTTATTCCTAGTCCGTAGTGACGGAATTGTGGTAGAAAGTTAATATGGGAAATATGAATGTAACAGTTGTAGACCAAAACAATGTAACTATTGCAGTTACTCCTACACCAACACAAATAGTAAATGTCGATAGAGGCATACTTGGACCAAGAGGTTACTCAGGTATATCGGGCTACAGCGGATATAGCGGTATTTCAGGATACAGCGGATTTAGCGGAATATCGGGTTGGTCGGGCGAGTCGGGCTATTCAGGATTTAGTGGCATATCAGGATATTCGGGTGATTCAGGAATCTCAGGATTTAGTGGCGATTCAGGCATAAGCGGATATAGTGGCGATAGCGGCATCTCAGGGTATAGTGGTGATTCGGGGATTAGTGGATATAGTGGCGAGTCAGGAACAAGCGGATATTCGGGTTATAGTGGTCAGCAAGGTACAAGCATTAATGTTAAAGGTGAAGTGCCTACAGTTGGCGATTTACCACCAACAGGCAATCAAGTTAATGATGCATACATTGTTACTGCTGATGGAAACCTTTGGGTATGGAATGGCTCTGCTTGGTATGATGCAGGGCAGATAGTTGGACCACAGGGTTTGTCAGGCTTCTCAGGTTATTCGGGTGAATCAGGTTACTCAGGTTTTAGTGGTGACAGCGGTATATCGGGATGGTCAGGCGAATCAGGAATTTCGGGCTTCAGCGGTGATAGCGGAATAAGTGGTTGGTCAGGGTTCAGCGGTGAATCAGGATATTCAGGACTCAATGGAGATTCGGGCTATTCAGGAATATCGGGCTATAGTGGGTTTAGCGGTGATTCGGGAATCTCAGGATGGTCAGGCGATTCAGGCATCTCAGGGTATTCAGGTGATAGCGGAATTTCGGGATGGAGTGGAGATTCAGGTATATCGGGCTTCTCAGGCGATTCAGGAATTAGTGGTTATAGTGGATGGTCGGGAGAAGTAGGTACTTCGGGCTTCTCAGGTCAATCGGGATATAGTGGGTTTTCAGGCATATCGGGCTACAGCGGAAGCGGAGTATCAGGTTATTCGGGATATTCGGGTGCTGTTGGAACTTCAGGATACTCAGGTTACTCAGGTGCAGTAGGCGAATCGGGCTACAGCGGAATTAGTGGATGGAGTGGCTTCTCAGGAATTAGCGGTTACTCAGGTGCTGTTGGTCAATCAGGCTTTTCAGGGATTAGTGGGTATAGCGGATTCTCAGGTATCAGCGGACAAAATGGAGCATCAGGATTCTCAGGAACTTCGGGTTACTCAGGCTATAGCGGTGCAGTTGGCACATCAGGCTTCTCAGGAACTAGTGGGTTTAGTGGTTTCTCAGGAATTTCAGGCTATAGCGGATATTCGGGTGCTATAGGACAATCATCTAGTTTATTTTTATATTATGCAGAAGCAGTCCAAACAAGTGGACAACCTGCTAATGGATTTTTACTTTGGAATACTGCAACACAGAGCAATGCTACACAAATAAATATTTCGCATCTTACAAATAATGGCGATGATATAGATATATTTTTAGCATTGTTACAACCTACACAAAAATTTACTATTCAAGACCAAAATGTATCAGGTAATTATCAGTCATGGTTAATAACTGGAACACCTACAAACATAAATCCAAATACAAGTAATAGTTATTGGACAGTCCCAGTAAGCCTTATATCTTCAGGTGGCACAGGCACAACTGATTTTGCAGACAATCATCCATTATTTTTAGCCATTACAGCAGGGGTAAGTGGAACATCGGGCTACTCAGGGTATTCGGGGTTCTCAGGAATTTCAGGGTGGTCGGGCATATCAGGTTACTCAGGTGCTAGTGGAATCTCAGGACAGAATGGTGTATCAGGTTATTCGGGCATATCAGGTGCATCAGGCTTTTCAGGCATATCAGGTTATAGTGGATTCTCAGGAATCTCAGGACAGAATGGTGCATCAGGTTTTTCAGGCTATTCAGGCATATCAGGCACAAATGGTGCATCAGGCTACTCAGGTATCTCAGGACAGAATGGAGCATCAGGAACAAGCGGATACAGCGGATGGAGTGGTATATCGGGCTATAGTGGTTCAGGTGTATCAGGCTACTCAGGGTTCTCAGGAATATCAGGCTATTCAGGTTACTCAGGAATTACTCCTACTATTGGTGGAACTAACACAATGGTTCAATACAACAATAGTGGAGTGTTGGGTGGTAATGTAAATTTAGTTTGGGATAATTCTAATGTTCGATTAGGTATTGGAACTCCTACTCCTACTGCTACTTTGCATTTATCAAATTCAGGTAGCACTTCGCAATTAATTACATCAGTTGGTACAAATGTATATTCAAGTATTTCTTTTGCAAATACAACAACAGGCTATGGATACGATATAGGTTTTGGTGGAAGTGGTTCTATAGCACCAAATAGTTTTTATTTATATGGTGGAAGTACTGCAAGTGTAAAACTAGCAGTAATACCTAATGGTAATGTAGGTATAGGAATGTCCCCTAATTGGAAGTTAGATGTTGATGGAAATATAAATACCAACACAGCAGTTAAAGGCTATCTTGTCGCAGGTTGGACTTTAGCAGGTTATACCAGTAATTTTTTACAAATTGGTAATGCTACAACTGCTGGTGAATGGGATGATATTAGGTTTTATATAAAAGGAACAAATAAATTAACAATAGATTCTCAATATGTATACACAGCAAGTGGAGTCAATGTAGGCATAGGAACTAGTAATCCTACTATTCCTTTAGACATTCTTAGAAGCACATTTACATCAACTACACCATTTGCAAATCAATTATTCAGAGTTGGTTCACTTGCAAGCGGTGCTGATGCAAGTATTACATTTACAGATAGTGTTGTAAATAATGGTTATATAGGAATACAAGGTGGGTATCTTAATTTTGCTAGTAACACTACTACACCTCAATTAAAACTTAACTCATCAGGCAACCTAGGTCTTGGAGTTACTCCTAGTGCTTGGGCTAGTTCATTTAAAGCAATACAAGTTGGTGCTACAGTTTCACTTAGTGCATTTACTGGTAATACTGGTTTGTATTTAGGTAATAATTTTTATTACGATGGTGCAAATAAATTTATAGGCACAGGGTATGCTTCAGAATATGTTCAAACAGGTGGGCAACATCAATGGCAAACATCTACAACATCATGGAGTGGAACAGGAAGTGATGCAGTAACTTTTACCCAAGCAATGACACTAGATGCTAGTGGAAAATTGGCTCTTGGGCATACTTCTACTGGAGGTGCAAATTTTGGAGTTGCTAATGGCAATAATGAAATTTTCCAAGTTTTTACTGCATTTTCGTCAAATTTAAATTTAGTACAAAATTACAATTATGCTTCTTCTGTTTATGTAGCAAATGAAAACAGAGCCTCTTTTTATTCATGGAAAATTGGAACATCTGAGGCAATAAAAATTACTAGTGCAGGTAATTTAAATGTCTTAAACAACATTGGTGTTGGAGGACAGGCTTCTACTGCTACTAATGTTCCAATTTATATTCAAAATGCGGCTGGATTAGATACCCAATTATTATTAACAACCATAGGTATAAATAATACTGTAATGGGTTTTAATAATACTGGCTCAACAAATGGACAAGGAGTGCCAAACAATACTGCTTATTTTGGCAGTTTAAATGCTTATCCAACAGCAATAACAACTAATGGTGCGCTTGTTGCTACATTTACAACAACTGGTAATGTAGGTATAAATACAGTAAATCCTGATTATGGTTCTTATGGAGGAACAGAAAGAATTTTAGGAATAACAGGTAATGCAACTTATAGAGGAAGATTAAGTCTACAAAACACTTCTACTGGCACAACTGGAGCGGCAGGGACTGTTGCATTTTTTAATGGTTCTACATTACTTGGTGCAATAGATGTTGTTGCAGATGGGGCAACTAACAAAGGGTTTTTTGATTTTAATACAAACAATGGCTCTACAATTTCAACACGGATGCGACTTACAAATGATGGGAATTTGTTGGTAAGCACTACAGGATTCACTACAGCACCACCAACAAATACTGGTTTAATTGCAGGTAATTTTAGAAGTACATATAGTTCAATAGCAGTTGCAGGACTTGCAACAGCAACAATTTTAACTTTATCATCTAGTGTTAATGGAACATATATTATTCAAGCAAATTTTGGTTCTCAAGGTGCGGAAATATATGGGGGAATGTTAATTGTTGTTGCTAATTCTGGAAGTTTTAGAGTTGTTACAAATGGAAGTGGCACTAATTGTGTTTTAACTCTTTCAGGTGCAAATATTCAAATAACAAATGCAATTGGTTCTGCATTAGATGCTACTGCAACTTCAATTTTAATAGCAAGTTAATTATATTTTTAAGGAGAATTAAATGGCAACTTTTACATGGAATGTATCACAGACAAACTATGAAACTGCAAATGGTTTTATAACTACAGCACATTGGCAATGTAATGCTGTTGATGGCGAATACACAACATCTACATACTCAACTTGCTCATGGGCAGATGGCACACCTACTATTCCTTATGCTAATGTAACTATGCAAGAAGTCTTGGATTGGTGTTGGGCTAGTGGAGTAGACAAAGATGCAACAGAGGCATCCCTTGCACAGCAAATAGAATTACTTAAAAATCCTGTTTCAGCAAGTGGAGTTCCGTGGTAGAATTTTTCAAACAACATAAGAGGAAAATATATGATAAAACTAGAACTTACTATTGAAGAAGTTAATGCCTTATTACAGACACTAGGCGAGTTACCAACTAAGACTGGTGCATGGGTATTACTTAACAAAATAAAGGAACAGGCTACTCCCCAAGTGCCAACTGAAACTGTCCAATAAAATGGATGAGTTTCGGTATCACCTAAGC